TTGACAGCCCCCATACCTAGAGTAACTAAATCGTAATTGAATCTTTTTCTAGTGTTATCAAATTTATTTTTAGCTAGTACATTGTCTATAACCTCTTCTTCAGCTATTTCTACAGCGTGCTTATAACTAAGCTGCATGTGCATATCAAGCTCTTCTTCATTTGCAGGTAAACCCGCAGGATTTGGACTTTGGTATAAATCTAGACCTAGCTTTGTTTTTAATTCTTCTAAGTAAGGTTTGGCTAACATGTCTTCATATATAGCAGTCGCGTAATCAGTTCTTTTCTTTAATGAAACTGGATCTTGAGCATTTGCTTTAATTTGAAACATTTTATTAGACATCCCGTTTACAACGATATCTACAAACTTTGATAATACCGGTACAGGTTTCCAATCTAAATTAAGGTAAGACATATCTCCATTAATAGATAGTTCGTCTTTATATTTCTGCACTGGTTGTTCACCACGAGCATATAATCTTAATGAGTGAAATCTATTGTATGATGTAGCAAATCTAGTTCCATTACCACCTTGTCTCCACCATTCACCCTCTATAGCTTGTGCTATTTGTTCTCCATATTCCCATGAATTTTTTACTTCATCGCTAACAACTTGGCTAGGAAAAGAACTATTTGGATTTGTGTTTATTCTCATTTACTTAATTATTTTTGATAATGTACCTTTGTTGTCATACCTTTTAAATCCAAGGTCAAAAGTTTTTCTTATTGTTTTGTTCACTGGAGCATATCTATTTTTGTTACAAGCCATTATAGCAAGTCCAGAACTAATAGACGCATCAAACTTGGTTCTATTATTTATATCAAACTGAGCCCAATCTTCTAATGTTCTTTGAAAGTATACATCTCCGTAATTCTCTCCGTCAAATCCTACGGCATTTTCTATATATGTTTCTATAGCAGCAGCGTGTGCTTGTATTATATCTTGGCTAGAGTTTGGTATTCCACCAATCTCTCTTTCTGTTACTGATAGTTTGGCATAGACTTTATCTGGTCTATTCATACTAAATCCTCTGTAGCCTCTTCTTCTAAAGTAATACAATAATCTAGGTTTGTTGTTCTCTGCTAGTATTGGCATACCATAAAAAATACAAGCCATTAATACGTCTTCAAAAAAGATTTCAGCAGTTGATGGTCTAGCTATATATTCTAAAAAGAAGTGATCCGCGGGAGCGTCTTCCATGCTAAACTTAGTTAAGCCATGTAAAGACCCGTTAGAACCTCTTCCGTCTACTGTTCCTGATATATCATAACTATCACAACCAAAAGCACCCATATGCTCGTTACCTGGATATTTAAAACCATTCTTAGCGATAAATCTGTTTTGTAAGTTTATCGGTGGTACCCATGTTATAAAAAATCTTCCATTTTTATTAGGTAAAAAAACCACTCTTGTATCTTGTATACCATTCTCCCATTGGAAGTTTCCTTGGGTTACAACTGAAGCAGAGGATGCTTCTTCATTGTAATCTATTTGTTGGTATATTTTAGTTAAATTAAATAGAGACATTTTAGACTCATCTCTGAAAGCGTGTTTTGTTGTGCGTGGAAACTGTCTATAAAATTCATTTAATCCATCTTGATCATCCTTAAGACCATCTACCTCATTATCCCAGTACTCAACAACCCCGATTTTGATTGGTGTTCCATGAGGTCCAAGCACAGGTTCTTGTGGGGTCTCGAAGACAGGGTAGCCATAAGAATCAATGTATCCCTCGTAGTTCCATTCCATAGGAATGAACAAAGAATAGAGTCCTGAACGAGTTTGTCCATTTGCGTTTCTTTTATTAACGTTTGAGTCATCGTATAGTTTTTTAAAATTTCTACCACCTTTGTCTAGAGCATTTGAAGTACTACCCATAAGGCATTTACCAATTACTCTACTACCTAGTCTTAATGTAGTTTTTGTAACTCTCCAGTTGTTTAATATGTTGTTAGGTCTTTCCCATTTACCTGATTCATCGTGAACTAAAAGCTTTAGCTTTTCCCCATCATAAGCATTATCTCCAGTATTCTTCCAATCTATAGTTGTATCTAGTCCAGCAAGATCTTCTGGTTTATCTGTAGAAACTATAGATCTTCTTGTGAATTTAGAAGCTGGTACTCTATAGGCTAATTCTGTTTTAGGACGATCCATACCGTCTTGTATTGGTTTAAAGAAAAAAGGATAGTTAACGGATATTGGTACTATCTTATCTGTAAACATTTTCTTAGCATCTGCACCAGATTTAGATAAAACCCCAAAACGTGCATCAGTTGATATTGTAGCCATGTCAACCGTAATTCCAGATGCCATAAATGAAAATCCAGAACGTCTATTTTTAAGGTAAGACATACCATAACACCTATTATCAGCTCGGCAAGCTTCCCAAAATATAAAGAATAATCTATTTGATTCTCTAAAATCAGGTTGGCCTACGTCAATCTTTGACCATTGTAAGTACATATAATGACTACCAGTAATATAAGTAGGTGTTTTGTTATTGTTATACCAAAAACCCTCTTCACGATGCTTGAACTCATTATCGATATAATCATAATATTTTTCTTTGAATTCTTCTGGATACTCTCTCCAGTCAAATACTGTTTTAATTCTTTTTAATTCTTTAGGATACTCAAAGCGACTCCATCTATTGTTCTTAAAAGTATGTACGTTTTCAGCTTTAGGTAAAGCTATTTTAAGGTTTTGTATTTCATAAACCTCTCCAATTTTTCCTGTTCTAGATATAACAACCATATCATGGTCCTCATTGTATCCATATTCCCACTTGCTATATCTATTCATCCTAGATATAACTTTAGGCTTAACATGGTCAGGTAGTACTTTATATAGACTTTGCTTGTACATTACTTAGATCTTCCTTCAGCAAAACCACGAAACACAGTTTCTTTTTTAACTTCTTTAGGTTTCTCCTCTAACATATTTTTCTCTTCTTCAATTCTATTAAGAATTTCAAAAGCATCGAATATAGCTAGCTTTTTTGTAGCCGCAGCATTTTTTAATCTATCAGCTGATATATCATCTGCGGTATCTATAATAGCTTCTTTAGCAACTTTAATAAGTTCCTCAACTGCTATATGCCCAGCTTGGATTATACTCAACTTCGTTTCCTTCGTATTCATACTTTATAATAATATCATTTGATTTCATACAATAAAGACGTTGACCGTCCACAATAAATTCCCATTCTCTACCTTTTTTAAAACCCACAAGGTCTCCAGGACTGACTCCTAATGCTTCTAACGAACTATTACTAATTTTTAGTATTCCAATATACTTTTGCTCAAGATCCATGCTAAGATGGTCATTGTTTTTTATTGGTTTTATAAAACATCTATCGCCAATAGCCAACCATTTTTTATCTTTTTTGTATAAATACAATTGATCTGGTTTACAGAAGTATAAATCCTCTTTAAAGTATTGACCACTGTTTCTTTCGTTACCTCTTACATCGTACCATCTTCTAAATATATTGTGATGAACCATTATTTCGTCTCCAGGCTTTAAAATAGTTTTAAACGCTAGTGGAACTGAAACTATTATAGCTTGCTTGCTTACTAGTTTGTGATCTTCAATATTAGTATTTAATACTATCGATTTATCTCCAAGTTTTTTTTCATTATTATATCTCTTGTTTTTAGGAGTTATAATAAAGTCATATATACTGTTCATTAATATTCTAAATCATATTCAACGGAGATAGCCATGTTAGAATTGAATTTTTTCCATGGCATAACTTCGTTTTCTTTTTTGATGTAAATATTATAAGAATTATCAGATTCATCTAAAGTAATACTATTAATTGTATGTCCACCGTAAACAGGTTGGCCAACAGCGTAATGCATTGCTTCGTTTTTATAGTCCGAGCCTATACTTATCTTTCTTATAATAGAATCCATTTCTACTTAGCTTCGTCAGTGGATACTTCTTCTACTATTTCCTCATAAGATCCGTCTTCTAAGTTAATATTAACTTGTCCGTACTTTTCTTCTAATTCTTTTTTTGTTGCGTTTAAAGCTTCTGTGAAGTCTTTTAATGCTCCTGAAATTTCAAATTTCCTAGCTTCTAAAGCGCCTAGATCATAAACAACTGTTTGAATTTTCTTTTGTTGTTCTTTAACTGTTTCTAGTTCTTTTTTTGTAATCTTTTGTTCTTTACTCATTTGATTAAATTTTAATTGTTAATTTGTTGTTTTACTTATTATTATTATTACTTATACTTTTGAATTTTTCCGCTCCACGTGAACCAAAGTAAGCTACGTAAACCGTTATTAGAAGTGATTTTAATAAATCAACCCATCCTCCATCTATAGAAAAGCTAATATCAAACCCGTCTAATAGAATAAAAATAACTAAAGAGAATGTTAAGAATATCAATGTCAAAGGACGAGTATTCTTAGAAAGGTATGAGTCTGACTTCATATCGCTCTCCCAACGCTTAGTTATTTCTTGCATCTCTATCATATCTTGTTCTAACAACATGAGTGCTTTTTCTTTATCTTCCACAGGAAGAGTAATATCTTTTTTTATTAAACTTTTAACAAGACTAAACACGCCGGCATCTGGTAGTATATCACCCGCTATATCTAATATACCTGGAGCAACTTTACTTAAAAATGCACCTACTTTAGTTTCGTTAAATTTCTTTTTCATTAATATTTATTATAGTCATCTGTTTTACTATACGCTTCTTTCTCCCATGGTAAATTAGGACTTCCTTCTTTCATTTTAGATCTTAGATAAGTTTTACCTTTCCAATACACAGCACTATCATCATAATCTAAATCACCACGTTTAATCTGGTCTATGTGAATTTCTTCATGTTCTATAACACTTTTTTCAGCTTCATCACTTAAACCTGGCGCTACTAATATAGTTCCGTTTTTGTTTCCTTTACCTAAAACACCTTCTTCTAGATCTCTTTTGTAAATAGGAGAACTGCTTGTTTCAAACGGTGGTTTAAGTTTAAACGCCATGTTGTTTTATTTTATACGTTATAATCTTTTCCTCCTTGACCTTCAACACCGAATTTATCATCTATTCTTTGTCCTTTATCTTTTTTTCTAGCGTATCTTTTTCCTTGTCTGATTTCTTTCTTAGCAGCTCTTTTATCTAGTCTTTCCGCTCTTGCTACTCTTCTAGCTTTTATTACAGTATCGTCAGTTGCGTCTATTTTCATTCTAGTTTTATCTGCCCTGTGCTCAACTCTAGTTTTACCAGAACTTATATTGTTACCAGAACCTTTAGCAGTTATAACTACAGGGTCTTGACTCATTCCCATAGTAATACTTTGGCCACCTGTTCCTTTTCCTCCACCTACAACGTAATAATTACCCGTGTTTAATCCCGCGGAAGAATTAGAAGTATTATCTGGCTGGTTAGGTTGCAACCCTTCAACTCTTGCTGGTGAAGAATTTCTAGACATACCTTCGTCTGTATTCATATATACAGCAGATGGTTTTGCTATTTGAGATTTAGATGATTCTCTAGATACACCATTTTCTTTGTGAGCTTCTCCTTTAGCGTGTTGTACTTTGTGGTAAGGACCTTTAAAATTATTTACTGGTGACGCCTTTCTTGACACACTTTTATCGTGTTCTTCGTTTTCTAAATAATGTAACTTTGCTGAATCAGAAAGATCTTTATTGTAAGCTTGCTTGTTGTCATAGCGTTGG